GCACAGTAGTCATTACAGCGGCAGACGGTGAGAGTTTTCGCAGTCTTACAACATCAGAGATACAATCAGCGAGAACATATCTCATGAAAAATTCGATAGGAGGATAAAGTTATGGAAATAAAGCTTAATTCTCTTATTCTTGAAAACTTCAAAGGAATAAGCTATTTTGAGCTAAATGTAGACGGTAAGAATGCTAGTGTTTATGGTACAAATGCAAGTGGAAAAACAACACTTGCTGACGCATATTTTTGGCTACTGTTCGGAAAAGACAGTAATGGTGCTGCAAATTTCGATATTAAAACAATCGGAACAACAGGACTTGATTATAGCGTTACTGGTACTATTGAAGTAAATGGTAAGATGCATATACTTCAAAGAATACTAAAAGAGAAGTGGGAACGAAAAAACGGTGAAACCGAGAAAAAGTTTAAAGGTAATACTACAACATACATAATTGATGGTGTTCCGGTTAAAGAAAAAGAATACAAAGCGTTTGTTGAAAGTGAGATTGTTGATGAAAAAACATATCAAATATTAACTGATCCAGATTTTTTTGCTGGAAAAATGGATTGGAAAAAACGCAGAGCACAGCTTCTTGAGTGGTTTGTTGATATATCAGACAATGATATAGTTTCCTCTCATAAAGAACTTCAGAATCTTCCTGATATTCTCGGTGATCGAACTGTAGAAAATGCTCAAAAAGCTATACAAGCAGACCGTAAAAAACTAAATGATTTGCTTAGAGCAATCCCAGAAAGAATTGACGAACAACAACGAAATATTGTTGAGATACAAACATTATCTAATGGTGATGAGCAAGAAAATCTTGATAGATTACTCAAAGAAAAGTCAGAGATCGAGGATAAAATCAGAAAAGCCGAAACGGACGAAGAGTTAAGTAAGGCAAAGTCCGAACTCGAAAAGGTTAAGCTTGAAATGAGTGTATCTAAAGCAAATTATGCTTCAGATAATATTGGTAAAGATAATGATCAGCATCAACAATTAATGAAGTTAAAGAAAGATAAATTCAAACTGCAATGCGATATTGCTGAGTGTACAGAGAGTATTGACTCAATTAATAAAAGACTTCAAAAAATTTTAGAGCAAGGGAAAAAGCTTAATAGTAAATTTATTGAAGTATCAGCTATGAAATTTTCAGGTGATACTATATGTCCATTTTGTGGACGAGCTTTGCCAGAAGATAAAATACAGTCTGCTCTTGATGAATTTAATATGAGCAAATCTAATCAACTTGAAGAAATAACAGATGAATGTGCAAAGCTTAAACTTGAGCGTTCTGAGATTAAAAAGACTTTAATTGTGCATAGTAACAATCTTGAGTCTGCAAAGTCAAAACTTTCACAAATAATCGAAAACATCGAGTTGCTCGAAAAATCACTTGCTAAACCAAAGCGTTTTGAAGATACAGAAGAATATAAGAATCTTTATGAAAAGCTGGTTGCTGCAGAGAAAAATGTAATATCAGAAGAGCAACGATTTAATGAAAGTGTTGCAGAAAAAATTATGAAAATGAAGTCTAGAATTGAAGAAATCAATCGTCAGAGTTCAGATTTAATTGCAATACTTGCAAAAGTTAGCACAATTAAGATATATGAGGACCGTATAGAGGAACTTAAAAAACAAGAAAGTGATTATGGTGTACTTCTTGCTGAAGCAGATAAAGATTTAAATCTTATTGATGAATTTATCAAAATTAAGTGTTTAGATGTTGAGAAGATGATTAATAGTCATTTTAAAGTCGTAAAATGGAAGCTTTTTAGTCTGCAAGTAAATGGTGGAATAAACGACTGTTGTGAGGCAACTGTTGATGGAGTAGATTATAGTACAAATCTTAATAGTGCTGCAAAACTTAATGCAGGTCTTGACATAATTAATACAATTTCGGATGTTACAGGTATTAATGTTCCGATATGGATTGATAATGCAGAATCGGTTGTTAGTTATATTCCAACAACTTCACAAACTATTAAGTTGACAGTATCAAAGGAATATAAAAAATTAACAATAAAGGAGTAAAAATTATGGCAAATAATAATCTTGCGAAAATTGATCAATTTAAGGGAATACTCAACTCCCAGACAATCAGAGCTCAGCTCAGAAACAGCCTTAAAGATAAAGCAGGACAATTTATGTCTTCGATGATCGACTTATATTCAGGTGATACATATCTTCAACAATGCGATCCTGAAAAAGTTGCCTTAGAATGTGTAAAGGCTGCAGCTCTTGATCTTCCACTTGTTAAATCACTTGGCTACGCTTATGTTGTTCCGTATAAAAATGTACCAACATTTACAATTGGATATAAAGGATTGATTCAGCTAGCACAGCGTACAGGACAATATCTCACAATAAATGCTGATGTGGTTTATGAAGGAGAGTTAACCAGCAGAGATAAGCTATCAGGTATGATTGAATTAAACGGTGAACGAGTTTCAGATGTAATTGTTGGCTATTTTGCATATTTTAAACTTCTGAATGGTTATGAAAAGACATTTTATATGAGTAAGGAAGAGATAACAAAATACGCAGAATATTATAGTCCTTCATATAACAGTAAATTCTCTCCTTGGCAGAAAGAATTTGATAAAATGGCTTGCAAAACAGTTCTTAGACAACTAATCAGTAAATATGGTCCTACATCAACAGAAATGCAGAAAGCTGAACTTACAGATGATAAAGGTATGACACCAAAGCAAGAAATTAAAGAGAAAGCTAATCAGCAGATGATTGATATACAGGTTGATGAAACAACAGGAGAAGTGATTGAACCCGTTGAAGAACAAGCAAAGACTTTACCTTTTGATGAATTAGATGATTGATATACATTGTTTAGGTTCTGGTAGCAGTGGGAATTCATATATGATTTATGATGGTTCGGCGGCTTTGCTTATAGAAGCAGGGCTGCCGAAAATCAAAATCATTGAAGGATATTTTAAGTATATGGATAAAATATGCGGCTGTCTCATTACCCATGAACATAAGGACCATTCAAAAAGTGCAGCAGATTTAGCGGCATATGGAATAGATTTATATGCAAGTGCTGGAACATTTAAAGGCATTACAAATATAAAGCATTTCTATAGATGCAACATTATTTCTGCTGGTAACCAATTTAGAATTGGTACCTATATAGTTATGCCTTTTGAAACAGAGCATGATTGTAATGAACCACTTGGATTTCTTATTTATTCGACTATTACGAAAGAAAAGCTGCTGTTTGCAACTGATACTTACTATATTCCGAATATTTTTAGAAATTTGAATATTATTATGGTTGAATGCAATTATTCAGAAACTCTTATGAGAGAAAGGGTAGAAAGAGGACTTCTGAACAAATCTCTTGCAAAGAGAATACAGCAGAGTCACTTTGCTCTTGAAAATGTGAAGGACTTTTTGCAGGCAAACGATTTAAGCAAAGTAACAGCTATATATCTATTGCATTTGTCTTCAGAAAATTCAGATGCATTTTTATTTAAAAATGAAATACAAAGATTAACAGGAAAACTTGTTTTAATAGCAGGCAGGTGATGTAAGAATGGCACGTCCGTTAAAGGATGGGGTTGATTATTGGAATGAGGATTGCTATTTTTACTCTAACAATAAAATAAGGCTTTTAAGGTCTGAATTTGGGGCGAACGGTATGTATATGTTGAATTACATACTGTGCGAAATATACAAAGAAGGATACTATGCGGTTTGTGATAAGGATTGGTGCGGTCTCGTGTCAGATGGTGCGGTCTGTGGCGGTTCTCCAAACTTTGTTGAAGAACTTATTAAAGGGTGTGTCAGACGTTCGTTTTTTGATAAACGGGTATTTGATACGTTCGGTGTGATAACTTCAAGAGGTATCCAGAAAAGATATATTCGTATGCTTAACAAACGAGTAGAAATACGCATGATAAAGGAATACTTCCTTTTAGATTTAAATGACCCAAATGATGTACCAACAAACGAAATGAAAGCAAAAATTGTGCTGAAATCTATTTCTGGTACCGAAAACCCTATTAATGGTACCAATAACCAAGTTAATGATAGCATTAAAACACAAAGTAAAGTAAAGGAAAGTAAAGTAAAGGAAAGTAAAGTAAAGAAAAGTAAAGTGTGTTATCGAATTCCTGCGATTAATGGAGAATTCGAGCTTACGCAGGATTTCTACAATGAACTAACACACACTTACTCAGATACAGATATTGATGGAAGCTTAAAAAAGATGATTAGCTTTCTCAATGCGAACCCAGCGAAGAAAAGATATGTTGGAAATACAAAAGCTTATATAGAGCTTTGGATTGGTACAGATGCAGAAAGAGGCGTACATTCCAAACAATATCAAGGCGGCTATGAAGCGACATATGATATTGATTCCTTTGAGAATTTAAGCTCAGCCGCACTTGACGAAGGAGGCTTCTGAAAATGACTATAAGTTTTAAAGTGATTGGGCAGCCACAGAGCAAAGCAAGACCAAGGTTTGCCAATGGTCATATCTATACTCCAAAAGGTACAAAGGTTTATGAAGCTGATGTTAAAAAGGCTTATTTAGCTGTTGCTCAAGGATATTATTTTAAAGATGGACCTGTTTCGTTAGTTATAACAGCATATCTGAAAAGGGCAAAATCAAATAGAAGAAAGTTTGCGACTACTAAGCCTGATATAGACAATATATTAAAAGCTGTTTTGGACGGGCTGAATGGTGTAGCTTTTGACGATGATAAACAAGTTGTCAATATATCAGCACATAAATTATATTGCAATAATGCAGATGATATTCCATACATAATCGTGAAACTTGATAATTTTAATTTTAAGGAGGAATCAAAGTGAAAGAACAGGAAATTAACCCTTGCCCATTTTGCAATAGCAAGGTGAATCTTGAGAATATTAATCCAGCGGATGCAGATGAGGAAATGTATATGTTTGAGTGTACCAACGATGATTGTGCCTCGTCTACTTGCTTTGGCGATTACAGTACTGACAGAGATACAGCAATCAAGAAGTGGAACAAACGTGTAAATATGATGAAAATTAAAATGACAGGTAATAACTGTACTGTTATAGATAATGTAGGTACAATAACTATTAATTAATCGTTAATCGGGGGGAAAATTAAATGTCAAAGAAAAACTATAAGAAGACTGCGTTAGAGCGTCAACAGCATGATACGGCAGTTAAAGTAAGAAAAATGACCGATGAGCAGTTATGCAACTTTCTTGATGAGATTGCAAACACAAATAAGCGTGAGGCGGTAAATGAATTTATTGTTAATATTGATGTTTCAAAAATCGTTGGCAAAATGACAGTTAATAAAATTCGCAGATTCTTTGAAAGTCAGGAGGAATAGCATTGAATTACTTTGACCTTGTACGACTTAAAAAACAGATTGAGAGTCAAAAACTTAATGTTGCAAGAGCGAAAGAAAAGGGGACAAGTATTACAATTGAGCTTGATGATATGCCGAAAGGCGGTTCCTCGTCTAATAAAATTGAAAGCTCTGTTGAACAAGCTGAAATCGAGGAAAGAAAGCTTAATTTTCTAAAAAAGAGGTTTGACAAGGAAATTAAGAATATACCGAATGAATATATGCGTAATATTATAAATTGCAGGCTGATACATAATTGGTCGTGGAATAAAATAGCTGTTATAAAGTGCAATGGATGTAAAGGTGACAGTGTGCGAAAAAGTTGCGTAAGATATAAATGGTAATTATTAAAACTTGTCCGATTTGTCCGTTTTATGTATGTTAAAATATAAACTGTGAGATGAGGGCGGAAGAGAGTGTGAAGCTACTATGCTAAGCACTCCACCGCCAACAACTTGCGTACTTCTTTCTATATGTTACGATACGCACCGCCAATGCGGTGCAATACGGCAGCTGTACAGTACAACTCAATATCCGAGTGAGAGTGAGAGTGCAAGCCTCTAAGCTGCCACCAGTAACTTTGTTGTAGCTATCCGGATAGCTTAGCGTGCATAAGACGATGACAACGACACCCTTATGCCATAATCGCAGATGTACAGCACTTAACCTCAGAGGCTTACTGCGATAGAGGTGACCGCATGAGAGTATGCCGCCCGTCAGAGCGTTATCTGACCCACATACGAGTTGCGTTTTTGTACCTCTTTAGTTATTTGCATGAGAGCCGTCCAATAGGGCGGCTTTTGTGTTTATTTAAGAAAAGTCTTAGAAAGGCGGTGTTATCGTGAGAGATAAATTAAATGCAAGACAGAAGAAATTTGCCGAATATTATGCACAAAGCGGTAACGCCGCTGAGAGTGCTGTTAAGGCAGGATATTCCGCAAAATATGCTAATACCAATGCTTCAAAATTACTACAAAATACTACAATCGCAAATTATATCAAAGAGCTTTCAGAAAAGCTTAAAGACGAACGCATAATGACCGCAAAAGATAGGCAAGTGCTTTTGTCGGATATTGCAAGAGATGACGAAAACGAACCTAACGACCGCATAAAGGCAGTTGATACGCTTAATAAAATGACGGGAGAATATACTGTCAAGGTTGACGCAAAGGTTGAACAGTCGGAAAAACTTGCTGATGTTTTTAAACAGTTAGGCGGTGAGGGCTTGAGTGAGTAGCTTTCCTTTGTCGCAGAAATACATTGACTTTATCAATTCAACTAAGAATGCTACAGCGGATTTTCTTGAAGGAACTACTGCTTCTGGAAAGACAACAGTCGGTGCTGGTGTTAAGTTTATGCGTATGGTGTCAGCAAGCCGTAAGAAGCTTCATGTCATAGCCGCAAAGACAACAGGTAAAGCCGAAGAAACTATCATTCAGCAGGATAACGGAATACTCGACCTGCACCGTAATGCTCGCTATTATGGCAATGGTGATAAAGATTATAAGCTTCCGCACATCAAGTTTGAAGGCAAGATAATTTATGTTTTAGGCTATGACAATAAAGATAAATGGGAAATGGTCCTCGGTGCTCAGTTCGGCTGTGTGTACATTGATGAGATTAACACCGCAGATATTGAGTTTGTGCGAGAAATGTCAACAAGAAATGATTATTTAATTGCGACACTTAATCCAGACGACCCCAATCTACCGGTTTATAAAGAGTTTATTAACCGTTCCCGACCATATCAAAAATATGCTAAAGATGTTCCGCCTGAGATTATGGCAGAGCTTATCGAAGAACCCGTACCGAATTGGCGGTATTGGTTCTTTTCTTTTAGGGATAATTTGTCATTGACTGATGAGGATATACAACGAAAAATACTTGCCGCTCCGAAAGGCACAAAGCTTTATAAAAATAAAATTCTTGGCTTGAGAGGCAGAGCGACAGGACTTGTATTCAGCAATTTTGATAGGCAAAGGCACATTAAATCAAAGGAATGGGCAAAGCAACAAACCTTCACACAGTATTCCGCAGGACTTGATACAGCATATTCGCAGAAGTCGCCCGACACTATCGCAATGAGCTTTATAGGCGTTACGAAGAATGGTGTTTGTGTGCTGCTTGATGAGCGAGTATATAATAACGCCGAACTTCAAACTCCGATTGCTCCGAGCGATACGGTTCGTAATTTTATAGATTTCCTCGACCGAAATTCAAAAGAATGGGGACTTGCTCGAAATGCATTTATCGACAATGCAGACCAAGCCACCATAACAGAGCTTAACAAGTACAAAAGGTCGCACGGCTGTATATACACATTCACTAATGCATGGAAGAAAACAACAATTATTGACCGTATCAATTTACAGCTCGGTTGGTTCGCTGAGAACTGTTTCTTTGTGCTTGAACACTGTAAAAACTATATAAACGAACTTGAGATTTATAGCTGGCAGGAGGATAAGGACAATACTCCCGAAGATAAAAACGACCATATGATAAATAGCGTGCAGTACGCTTGGCTGCCGTATAAGAAAAAGATAGGAAGTGAGATAAATGGGGCTGATTAACAACGTGAGAGATAAGTTGAGAAGTTTTTTGAGGATAGAACCGCCTCAGCAAAGCACGATTACGATACAACAAAACCTTGATTATTACGCCAATGCTGCTAAAAATCGCATATGGTATCGAGGCAATAGTTATGAGCTATCACAGCTTTATAATCAGCTTGATGTATCGCCAACAATCTTCTGGAAAGCAAGCTGCACAAAGGGAATGGAAATTCGCAAGATACATACAGGTTTGCCAAAACTGATAGTTGATACACTGTCGAATATTATCATCAATGATTTTAATGGTGTTGATTTTATCAATAGCGACACTCAAAAGGAAATTTGGGATAATACATATAAAGCCAATAAGGGCGATAAGCTATTGCATAAATGTATCAAAGATATGCTTGTTGTTGGTGACGGTGCTTTCAAGATTACCTTTGATGAAAGCATAGACGAGGTATATCCGATTATTGAGTTTTATCCTGGTGAAAATGTCGAATATACAAGAGTTCGAGGACGAATCACAGAGGTTATATTCGTTACAGAGTATATAGACAACAAAGAAAAATACACGCTCAAAGAGCATTATGGTTACGGTTATATAAAATACCGTCTGTATAGAGAAAATGGCGATGAGATACCGCCTAATTCAATAGAACAAACGAAATGGATTGACGGCAAGGGTGTCGCCTTTGACGAAAGCATTATGCTTGCTGTGCCTTGTATATTCGGTGACAGTGAACAGTATAAGGGCAGAGGCGGCAATATATTTGACGGTAAGACAGATGATTTCGACGCACTCGACGAAGCGTGGTCGCAGTGGATGGACGCACTCAGGGCGGCTCGTTCAAAGAGCTATATACCGGAATGTCTGTTACCTCGAAATCCTGATACTGGTATGATTATTAAACCTAATGCCTTTGATAACAGATATATTTCAACAAATAACGATATGTCTGAAACAGGCTGTAATAAAATCACTCTCGACCAGCCTAATATCCCACATGAAAGCTACCTGCAAACATACATAACCGCCCTTGACTTATGCTTGCAAGGTATAATTTCACCGTCAACGCTCGGCATTGATGTCAAAAAGATGGACAATGCCGAAGCACAGAGAGAGAAAGAAAAAACTACCCTATATACCAGAGGAAACCTTGTACAGCTTGTGGAAGAATTTATGCCGGAGCTTGTAAAAGCTGTTATCTGTGGTTATCAGATATGGCATGAGCTTGATATTATTCCTCCGACTGTTGCTATAAACTTTGGCGAATATGCTAACCCAAGCTTTGAGGCAGTCGTTGAAACAGTAACAAAGGCAAAGCAAGGCGGTATTATGAGTACTGAAAGCTGTGTTGAGGAGCTTTATGGTGACAGCAAAGATTCTGAATGGAAAGAACAGGAAGTCGCAAGGCTGAAAGCTGAACAGGGCGTGCAGAATATGGATAGCTCGTCTATGGCTGATGATTTGGAGATTTAAAAAAATGTCTGATTACGATATTGGTAAGGCTTTTGAAAAAATCGAAAATGAGCTTATAGCCTCAATGATTAGGAATTTAAGCCGCCATAGAGCCGAAGAATCAAAGCTCGGCATAGAATGGTCACAATGGCAGGTAGAACAGCTCAAGGCACTTGAGGTCTATAAGCGGAAGAATAGCAAGAGATTTACAGTGCAGTATAATTCGATAAATGAGCATATCCGCAGAGCCTTGAATGATTCCTATAACGACGGTGGTACTAAGCAGGAACGACAGATTTTACAGGCTATAAAGCGTGGTTTCAAAGGCAAAGGCAAAAACAAGCCAGCATTTACTGGTGTGGCTGAAACAACAGGAGAGTTTTTCAAGACGAACGAAAGAAAGCTTAATTCTTTGATTAAAGCAACTACTCACGATATGAAAAAGGCTGAAATTGCCGTTCTGCGAATGGCTAATGACCAATACCGCAAGATTATATTCAATGCTCAGGTTATGGCAAATACTGGTGCGGGAACTTATGCAAAAGCTGTTGATATGGCGACAAAGGACTTTCTTTCAGCTGGTATCAACTGCATACAGTACCGAAACGGTAGGCGAGTAAATATCAAGTCCTATGCAGAAATGGCACTGCGGACGGCGAATAAAAGAGCATATCTTCAAGGCGAGGGGGCTAAGCGACAGGAATGGGGAATATATACTGTCATTCTTAACAAGCGTGGAAACCCTTGTCCGTTGTGTGCTCCTTTCGTTGGCAGAGTGTTCATTGATGATGTGTGGAGTGGAGGACCCAAGAACGGCATATCTCCCGTTACAGGCATTAAATATCCGCTTTTGTCAGAGGCTATTAAAAAGGGCTTGTATCACCCGAATTGCAGGGACGCACACACTACATATTTTGAGGGCATAAGCACACCGCCCGAAAACAGCCGATACACCGCTGATGAGCTTGACGAACTTGCGGAGAGATATAACAACGCCCAGAAGCAAAACTACGCTCAGAACGAAGCTGAGCGAATGGAGCGTATGTCTAAGTTTTTTCTCGATAAAGATAATAAAAGAGCTTATAGTGCAAGAGCTGAACAGTGGAGGGAAAAGGCGGATAGTTTTTCTATTTCTAAACTTTCCGATAATGATAAAGCACAATACTATAAACCTATAACCGAAACAAAAGAAATCGAAAGGTTTATAAGAAAAGATAAAGAGATAACTTTGCATAAGACTACATCAGCAAATGATATTTATTTATCTGAGAGAGTAAAAATCAAGCGAAAAGCGTTCCATAAATTTGATACAAATATCAGCGAAGTTTATAGACTGTTAGGCGAAATAGATTCCGTAAATAGACCTAAGATTTATGTAATATCGCCTGATGAGATGACTTCAAATGCAGTAGCTTCATATCAGCCTATTGAAAATATTCTTAATATAAATTCTGTGTTATTTAATACAGATAGTTTAAAAGAATTGCAAAAAGATTTCGCTTGTCCAGATAGCGAAATAAGTACAATTCTGCACGAACTTATACACTGGCGAGATGCATATGAGTATAAAAGAAAATTTGGTGAGATTACAGATTTTGGCAAATATATTGAATATTTGAATAAAAAGTTTGTTCCAAAGCTTGAAAAATTACACAAGAAAGGATATAATATAGAAAATATAAGTAAATATGCAACTGACCAATTAAAAAAACATAGGTACGATGAAACATACACAGAATATAGAGTAAAGAATTTATTAAAATAGGGGTGTTTTTTCATGAGGCTTATTTATTCTGACCGAGTAAAACAATTAAGTGAACTTCTTGAACCTTATTGGGAATGGGATGGTATATACTGCCGAATAAGAGAAGATGCTCCTGAAGAAATTAAGCAAGCAGAAAAAGAATGGAGAGAACTTGAAGAAAAAGAGTATCACGATGCTTTGGCAGCAGATGGCTTAATTTAACCGCTCCTTGAGGGCGGTTTTTCTATGCCCAAAAGTAGGTGATTTATTTGTTTGAATTTTATTTAGGCTTAAAGATAACAGGAATGATTATATCAGCTTTATTATTGCTTGTTTTAGCAGTAATCGGATTAATACAGCATTTTAAGCACTAACGAAAGCAGGTGAAACAATGGATTTTCGAGAATTTATAGAAGAGAGATTTATTAAAAGAAACTAAGCACTCTGAAAAGGGTGCTTTTTTTATGCCCAAAACTCTGACGGCATTAAAAGCTGAGGAATAAGCCGACGGGCATAAAACGGAGGAGAATATTATGTCAGAACAGCAGGAAACACAACAGACTGCTAACGCTCAGCAGAATAATAAGGGCGGAGAGGGCAACGCTGCCAAAGGCGGAACACAAACAACTTATACACAGGAACAGCTCGACAGTATGGTACAGGCGAGAGAACAGAGAGCAAGCAATGCCGCCTTAAAGTCATACTTTGCACAGCAGGGAATGACCGAGGAGGAAATAACACAGGCGATAAACACCTATAAAACAAATAGGGAAAAGAATAAGCCTGATGTTAGTGCTATGCAGGCTCAGATTGAGCAGTACAAGCAGTCAGAGCTGACCGCAAGACTTAATCAGCAAGCAACGCTTACTGCTTTCAAGCTTGGTATTTCAGCCGATACGGTACCGTATATTTTGAAACTGGCTGATTTTTCGGGCGTTACCGATGAAAGTGGAAAAATTAATGATGAAAAACTGAAATCAGCCGTAAGCAAGG